ATCCTTCGTGTAAAAATACACCAATTCGTGTATCTTCATCTACAAGAAAACCATCACTCTCATTATCTGTACCAGATTCTATAACAAAGTAATCTAGTTGCTTACCCTCAAATGCAGAATCAAGTACAATGTTATCACCGTTCTCGTCTACTATTTCCTCATCTATTGCAAGCTGATTATCAATTTGTAAATCTGTTTCACCAAGTCTATCACCCAGAATAAAAAGTGAATCTTCAAGTTGTATGCTTTCACCATCACCAGTTTCCATAGTGACTCTTACAACATCCTCTAAATCTACCTCCAAAACTTTAGTTGTAGAGTCCCAAGATTTAACTGTTCCTGTATGAGTGGTAAGAGTGTTTGTAATTAGAAAAGTTCCTGTTACATCCTTAACAACAAAATTTGCTCTGAATTGTGCTTCTGGTTCTTCAGTATAGTTAAATCCTTGATTTGTTATTCCAACTTCTTCAACTGCACCTATGTCACTTGTTATTGCAAGAAGAGCTGAACCTGTACCACCATTTGAAGTAATTGATACTGTGGGTAATAGTGAATATCCTTCTCCACCATCACTTAGAAATATTCTAGTAATCTCTCCAGTTCCAACTGTTCCTTCTTCAAGTGCAAAAGAGTCTGTCTCTGTTCCATATGTGTCTAAACTTTCTGGTAAATCATAACCATTTTGGTTTAGTATAATATTACTTCCAGCATGAGTAGAAGAACCATCTATACCATCTAATACAAGACTGTCTCCCTCACCATCTGCAACATTATCAAAGAATAAGTTAATGTTATCGTCTAAAGATAATGCAGTACTAATCGTAATAGAGGTTTGTGATGCCACAGCAGTAACAGTAATTCCTCTGTCTCGTTCTATACCATTACCAGATACAGTCATACCCACTACAATTGTACCAGAGTTTCCATCAAGTGTTACTGTCGTACTAGAAGTAGTTGCACCATTTACAACAGCACTTGCTTCAGTTCCACCACCATCTAATACAATCTGAAAATCTTCAAGTTGTGTAATAGTTCCTGATTCAATAACCAGAAGTTTTCCAGCATCTGATGCAGAGGAATCTGTACCATCTATTATTAATGAACCATCAATAACAGAAACAAATCCAGTTGCATCTTTCGTATTCGTACTTGTCTCTGTAGTCGTAAAAGTAAGAGCATCACCTACATCAAATTTAGTTCCAGCATCATCTATAATAACATCACTGATACTACCTCTTTTAACTGATATAACTTCTGCTGTAGCTTCTCCATTACCTATTGCACTTTGAGTATCTAAATTAACTGTATCTCCAACTTCATAAAGAATACCATCATTTGATACACTAAAAGTTGTAACTATTCCTCTAACCGTAAAAGTCATAGAGACATCTTGTACTGTAGATGTTCCTGTAATAGTTTCACCATCAGTAAAGGTTCCAACTATTGAATCAGGATTTAACTCAAACTCAACTATTGCTACTCCACCCTCAGCAGTACTTAATGCACCAGATACAACAGCAGTGGCTCCAGAACTAGCTCCAGTAATTGTTGTTCCTATAATTTCCGTTGAGATAGCATTTACACCAGGCGAACATCTAAGAATAATTGCACTCACCCAATTACCATCAGATGATCTCATCATAAATTTATTTGGATATACTATTTCACTATCTTCACCAAGTATCATTCTCAAAAAAGTCTTATGACCTTCTGATGTTCCTTTTGCTCTATACAGTTCTCTAATATTCTTTATTATATTTCTTCTATCAATACCAGCTGCAAGATCGTTTGGTATTGCGTTCATAAACGATTCACGTAATTGATCTAGAAAATCAAATATAGTATTATCTACGTTTGCGTATTCGACAAGTTGCTGTATAGTTTGTACAGGATTTCCTCTGTACCTATCGACTGTTCCAGTTGCACCAGAAGTTCCACCAGTAATAGTCTCACCTGTTTGAAATTGTTGTTGAGATGATATAAACATTCTTGGTGTTGAATTACCAAGATCATCCACAAGAATTGTAGCTGTTGCCTTAGAAGTAGAACCAGTAATAGTTTCACCTACAACAAACTTACCATCCGTTCCTACTGTTTCTCCAGTTGCAAGTGTACCATTCTCTAAAACAATCTGTTCACCATCTACGTCTAATACTTTAGAAGGTGTTTCTAATTCTAAAAGAAGATTATCAATATTGACTGTGACTCTTAATTCACCAGCCTCAAGAAACTGGTAATAAGATTTTAGAAACTTTACAAATAGAGCATGATCTGCTTGAACAAAATCAGGAACTTGACCTTCTATTAAAGGACTAATCTTTGTGGTCAGGTCTGATGAATATCCAATATCAAAAGGTGCCATTGATTAAAAACTCGAAGGGGTTGTATAACTTGACGTTGATGTAAATGATGTTCCTGCCGATGAATCTCCTGTTGAAACTGTGTCTACTATTCCTGTTATGGTAGTATTGACAAAATCTATTTCTAATATCTGGTTACGAACTGGAACAACATCTAAAGAATCAGGAACAGCAGTTATTCTTATAATAGAAGAAGATGCACCATCCACATTTGATATTGTTGTAATGTTTACACTACCAACTGTAATTTTACCAGCAGTATAATCTACAGTACCAGCTGTTTCGTCTTGGTACACTCTTACACCAGCAACAATATAATAAATTCTTAAATTACCACTACCATCATCATCAAAGAACATTTCATTAGTAGTGTCTCCACTAATCTTAAATCCAGTAGAAGATAAAATACCACCAGAAGTTTTATTGTGACCATCGTGTGGATTATAAAACTTATTATTAAGTTGTATGGTATATGAAGTTGCAGTTCCTATTGTTGGAGTTAAGTCATGAGCAAGAGTTACATTTGTAATATTACCAGTAATAGAAGTATCAACATCATCAATAAGACCTGTTATTTTAGAATGTCTAAACATACCTTCAAATTGACCAAGAGTATCATCATTAAATGATATCAGTGAATTAGATACTTTAGTTTCTAATGTTGCAGCAGTTTCAGTTGTTTTACTTGAGTCAAATTGAAATGTAGTTTGTAAAATAAGTTTTGTAGTTTGAGGGTCAACAATAACAGGAGTGATAGATGCCACAGTAAATTTAGCAAGGTCTGTTACTAATTGAGTTTTTTCTGTTGCAGTTAGATTATTTCCTGTAGTTGACTTTATAGAAATAAAAACCTTACCATATTCTGGAGTATCAACAACACCCAAACTTGTATCAAAGGAACCAGCTTCTCCACCAAAGACTTGAACAGATTGCGTGTTAGTAAAAAACCTTTTTGCAAAAACTTTATAATCCTCTGATGTTACGCATCTTCCTTGTGATGCAAAATCTAAAGGTGCATTATATTTAATAGAAGAAAGACTTTCTGGTTCTGATCCAGCACTTGCAGTTGCAGCTGTTGCAACCGATATATCTGTAACACTAGCAATTGTAGAAGCATTTGTAAAAAGTGTAGCACCATTGGCTGCAGTCTTATTAGATACAACATATGTAAGTATAACAATATTGTCATCAGAAAGAGCAGTACCAATAACACCATCACCAAAATACACTTCAAACAATCCAGCTTCAACTTCCTGTAAAAAGAAAACATTACTTCCAGCAGTAACTTGTGTTATATCAGTTGCTTCCGTAAATGTGTTGGAAGATGAATCTGTACTACTTGTTTGTACCTTAACAATTAGAGTGCTTGTGTCTGCTCTATTATCTGTAAGAAGAAATCTTTGGTCTATGTCAGAAGTATCTACAGTATAACGTGTTGTAATAAATGTTCCTTCAAAAATGTCTACACCAACAAAAGGAATACTATTACCAGTATTTGATTTTGTAAATGATTGTATAGTAGAAAATTGAAAAGAGACATCATCAACTGTTGTATTAAAAACTGTTCCAGCTGGCATAGTTGCAGTAGAATCATTAGTATTAAGAGTTACATCTACTGTTGCTTTTGCAGCTCTTGCAGAAGATGGAACATAACCTAATGTCTTTGAATGAGAAACAATACTTGATCTTAGTGACGCACTATCTAGAAACATTTCATTGGCAAGCATATTTGCATTAAAACCAAGATAGTGAGTGTTGTATGCAAGAACATCCAAAAGGACACTCATACCAGAACCTTCAAAATCATAGTCAGTAAATTCATCTTGTGCTTTTAAGAATGTTTTAAGATTATCTTTTACATCATCAAAATCAAATTCTGTTACTTCTAATCTTTTATCATTTATAGCCATTATCGTAATACCTCTAGAAATACTGTTAAGTCAACGAGTTCAGTAGGAGTATTAACAACAAAGAACTCAATAGTCACTTCATATTCATTACGATCTAAGTTAGGGTCAGCACGAACACTTATAAGTCTAACCCTTGGTTCAAAATTTTCAATAACATCTTCTATCTTTCTTGCAAGAATAATAGCTGTCATCGTGCTCATATTCTCAAATAACATATCCCTTATACCAGAACCAATCTCTGGATGAAAGGGTTTTTCATAATGGTTAAGTAAAACAAGATTACGAACAGACCTTTTAACAGCTTGAATATCTGTAACTTTTCTTACATCTTTTGAACCACTCTTCTTTGCAAAAAACAAGTCTAAGTCTCTATATTGTCGCACATTACGATCTATATCATTTTGACCTTGTGCATCTGTAAAAGCAGTTGGTGTTGCCATCTTAGACTCCTGTTACGTTTATTTATAAGGAAAACTACGAAGTTTGTTTCATTATAAACTTATCATTTCTCCATTTTTCTTTTGCGCTCACACGAATGAATGGTTCTCTCGTTGCTTGTTTGTTAGGATTAGGAATTGTTAGCATAACATTCTTACCTTTACGAAATGCATCCATCTTATCGATCATCTTTTTTAATTCAGAACGATCATCTCCTAGACCGTTAGCAACACTACGCCTCTCACCTTTAGATGTTTGAGAAGCTCTACTTCTTTTCTTACCCATTATATGTAACCCTTTCCACTGTAATTATCATATATCATAAAATCTGCTTTCGATATTTTATTGTTCTCCGAATCGCAGAGTTGTATTTCGTTAATTGTGGCTTCTATATTATTGTGCCAATAGTTTAAAAATTTTTGTACTCTAGGATACTTTGGTTTTATATCCATTGTCTGCCAGATAAACTCCTGTAGTATACTTCTATAGTCTAGTCTGTAATATGTTATATTTAGGGTGACTAAACTTTTTCTTTTTATTATCATATTATACCTATGCTATTTTATAATGTGGGTCATATGTAGAGTTAATATTATATACAACAAATATTTCATTATATTTTCTTAAACGAGTGCTAATTGTTATTTCATTTCCTGATATAGTAAACGTATCAAATTGTGTTTCTGCATCTCTAGATATAGGAGCAGCTAAAATATCAAAAGCTTTTGCATCTTCTGTAATGCCTTGTACTTTTGTTATTCTTGTTGGAAAACCAAAAAGTTCTACTTTAATATTGGTAGAACTTATAGTCATATCGCTGCTAACAAAAGATTCAGTAAATTTTGTACTTACAGAAGTAAATCCAAATGAAGAGTAATTCTTTCTTTTAAGTTCTGTACCCTGACCTTCAATAGCATCTTTAGCAGTTGTTGATTTTCTAGATATACCTTGTTGAGTAATATTAGTTCCTTTGTCTGTTATTTTTATTTTTTCGGTATCTTCCGTAGGTGGAGTAGATGAAACAGATATAACGGCATCTTTTATAGATTTTTTTAAATTTTCTTGAGCATCATTTACATTGAAATTAGCTATAATTTCTTTAACAGTATCTTTATCGGGTACTTTAACTGCAACAGCTTTTTGAAATGCAGCGGATACTCCATCTGCTGGTTTTTCAAAATTAGGAATACTGAAAGACAAACTCTTACCACCAGCAATAGCAGCTTTTGTATCAGAAACAAGAGTATCCAAATTAAATCCAGCTGCAGATAATTCTGTACCAAAGTTTGAAGTAATATTAGAAAGTAAATTTGCAGCTTGAGCTGGGTTTGAAATACTAGCCAAACTAGATAATTGAGATTGTAAATTGATATTCGGTAATGCAGCACCTTGTGGAATCAAATTTCTTAATTCTCCAGTGAGAGATGATAAGTCTCCTCCAATCGCAGCTGCAGCTGCAGAAGCATCTCCTTGTATTTGTGCCTTCATAGTATCAGCTACAGAATCAACTTTCTTTAATATATTATTAAATTTTTCATTAACCCCTGCTAAACCTGATGTTGTTAAATCCA